TTGCTAAGCGGATATTAGTAATTGCATCTTGTTCAGTAAGACCCGCTTCGATGTAAGCAGCTCTAACGGCTTTGTAATAGTTACCGTCTTTAACTTTACTAAGAATGACCTCTGCTTTTTTAGGGCCACATCCGATAAGCCCTTTGTAGCCATCAGTGGCGTCGCCGGTTAAAGCTTGCATCCACCGCTTGAGAGTGGCATCTTCCTGAGTTTGAGTGAACTCTTCCTTACCGTTCCAGATCCTGCAAGCAAACTGCTGTAAATCCTTGTCAGGACTACATAAGACAAAGTTAGAATGATGTCCTGCAGTCGCAGCAATACCTAAGCTATCGTCAGCTTCAAGCCCTTCGATCTCGACAAAGTTGTAGTTTTGCTTTGTCCAGTTTTTAAGCTTGGAGTAACCACAAGGTTTACGCTTAGTCCTATTACCTTTATAGGAAGGACATACTTCTTTTCTGAAGTTAGTAGTGCTAGTAAAATGTAACTCTACATAGGTAGTATCAAAACGAGTCATCAGATCATCAAGGAACTGCTTGACCATTCGTTTACCCTTTTTAAAGTCACCAATAATTACCGTAGTGTCAGGGTCATACTCCAATTCTTCTTCAGCAATAGTTGCTGATTTGTAGCAAATTGGATCGGCATCAATGAGAAGTGTTGGTTGTTGTAGCATTAGTTAAATACTTCCAAGCTTTGTAGATAATGTTTGGGTTGTCATCAAATTTCCCCATACCAAGGTTGCAGTCATTGCAGATGTAACCTCGAAATGTATTGGATGTGTGACTGTGATCTAAAACCCATTTGACCGTGTGCTTACCGCAGACAGGGCACGGTCCAGGGGCGGGTTTGGGGTGAGTTTTTTTAAGTCGCTTTCGTAGGCTTGCCATCTCGGATTCACAAGATTTACAAGTGTTGCGCCTTCCCGAACTACCAACAACTGAAAACAAACTGAACTCAGCAATAGGTTTAACTTCACCACATTTCCTACATTCTTTAGTGAGTGTCTCCCCAGTTACTTCCTGTCTGCACATCGCAGTCAAGGGGAACTCTAAATTTAGTTGTATGCTCGACATCTTTCATAGCCATCTTTATCAAATCGGTCGCCATAGTTACGTCGTTTTTATCAACGCTTAGCTGCATCTCGTCGTGTACGAAAGCTAAGGGCCAATAATCAATCTTGGCTTCTTTAAGTAACTCATTTGAGCGAACAAGCCAAGCCTTACAAATGCAGGCTCCCGCCCCCTGCAAGAGGGTATTTAATGCCGCAAAAGGTTTACGAACTTTGAGGGGGCGACCATCCAGCCCTCGCAAATAACCTGATTCAGCCTTCTTCTGCACAGCATCAACTAGGTCTTTAAAACCATCGATACCAGTCAGAAGTTTCTCTTTTAATTCAGCACCACGTTTGGCTGCATCTTGTTTGGATGCACCAGCAACTAACCCTAATTTGAGTGAGCCGCTTCCATATAACAACGCATAGGTGATACTTTTTTGGACCTTCCTAGAGACGCCCGCTATATCCGCCATACGCTGGTGGATGTCACCTTCAACTACTTCTTTACCGAAGTCTGTATTACCAAACCCAGCTAAGAAATGCGATAAGCACCTTAACTCCAGCCCCGAAGCATCGGCTCCTAATTGAATACGATGTGGCCCAGGATAAAACAGTTCACGATACTCATGACCAGAGTTAACTTGAGCAATGTTTGGACGTACATGACAATTTCTACCAGTTACAGTATTTAAAAAGCAGGAATGATGGATGCGTCCATCTGGTTCTACAAGCTTTAACCAGGCGTTGTTTCCTTCACTGACTTGGCCTAAACCTTTTTGCAGTTCAAGGATCCGAGCAAACTTAAGCGCCTCTTCAGTGCCAATGCTCTTCAAGACTGTTTCATCAATCTTGGCTTTACCTGTTTCTGTCTTCTCTGAAGGCGTCCAACCACGCATCGTGGTGAACATGTATGCGATGTGTTCCCGACTGGTGGGATTGAAATCCTTGACCCTTGTCATTGGGGCATTAGCCACATAACCCAGCGTTTTGTTGTCACGCTTAGGAGTGAACTCAATACCAGGCACAAAGCAGATCTTGGATCGCATCTCCTGATCTAAGGCCTCAAGCTCTATCCGTAGCTTGCTTTCAAGCTGCTGAGCTTTCTTGACATCAAAAGGGAAACCCTCTTGCTCTTGCCAAGTCATAATCTTGGCGCAAGCGTGTTCAAGATCGATGGCTTGCTGATACTTGACGATCTTTGGGGCAAACATCTCAACCAAAGGAAGGTTGGCTTTTACATCACCAACGCAATACTTCAGCATCTGTGGTGAATAGGTTGACCAGTCACCGTCGAGTTGCTTACCAAACTCAGACTTGTAGACACCCATCCGATAGCCCCAGGCCTCAAGGCTATGTCTGCCGTATAACTGAGCAGGCATATTTGCTGGGGTAGATCGCAGGTCTCGGTCAACCAAGTCGTTATAAAAAAGCCGGGACAGAATCAACGTGTCATAGACCTTGCAACGGGGGTGAAAGAAGGGGTAAACCGAACGACACGCTTCTATATCGAAGCCAGTTAGATTATGCCCCCATAGCTCTTTTGCCTCCATAAGCAAAGTAAGCCCAGTAGTTATCGTTTCCCTTTGACCAGAATCGTCAAACTCAAAGATCTCTTTTGTGTCAATGTCCATCACCACAAGGCAGTGTATGGTTGTCAACTTTCGTAAGAGACCATCTGTCTCACAGTCAAATAAAAGTCTCATGACCTGCTAATAAAAGGGCTTTACGGAAGAAGGGAACAGTTAATAACTCCTCATTGATTATTCGTGCAATCTCATCCACGTCTTTATTAAAAATAAGAAGTGTTGGAGTTTGCTTAATCTTGTATGAGTAGATAAGAGCTGGATGATTTTCTTTATACAAAACGCTGATCAAGTGTTGTCCAAGAGTTCCCTCTAAAGCCTGGTCAACATATTGTTTAAGATGATGGTGTCGTTGTTCATCTAGAAACAAAACCATGTGGTTGACTTTAAAAGTCTTCCGTTTCAAAAACTCCTCTGGGCTTGGACTTGCTGGTTGAAACCATTCGTCCGGTACTGGGGTTGTAAGAGAGCGAGCCCGAATGCCCAGTCGTCCCAAGGAATCTGTTCTTGATTGTATGCAGCGTTGCTTCAGGAGAACCTTTTGACACAGCCCGCTGTAGGCAGACCACAATATCCGAGAGCTGAGAGAGAGACTGCGAGCCGCGAAGGTGGCTAAGCGAAATAGCAATTTCCGCATTGTCTTCATGTCCCTGATCTCCAGAGGTACGACGTAAGTGAGAAACAAGAATTAGACCTATTTGATTTTCCTCAACAAAGCAACGTAATTTTGTCATTGCTTCATCTAGGGATTTACGTTCATCGAAACTTGCATTACCAGACATCATGATTGATATGTGATCAAGAATGATCCACTCAACATTTTTTGCCTTAACTAAGTAACGCATATCAGAAAGAATTGAGTCAACATCTACTGACCCAAAACCATCTCGTAGAAAGAGTCTGCCAGACCCCACACTCTTTTCAAAAGCCTCGTTAAAAGCATCTTCATCTAGTGTGTTGTCAATATGCAAAGGCTTATTAGCCTCGACACTCATTAGGCGTAAACCTGTACGGCGGGTGCTTTCCTCTAAGGGAATGTATCCAACAATCTTTCCTTGTTTGATAAGCGATTGTGCTTGTTCACCCAAGAATGTTGACTTTCCGCCCCCGGTCGGCCCGGTAAAAAGGACGAGTTCACCCCGGCGCAAACCGCCAGTAACGGTATTGAGATCGTCGACAAACCAATCAGCATCCCTGCCAATGGTTGGACGACGTAGGTCCTCCAGTAAATCTCTTCCATCAATAATTGTTTTAGGTTTGTATGGTGATGCGTTCCAAATCGCCTGACGGATGGCTTCTGCATCGTTAGCCATTAAGGCTTCGCACGCATCTTTATAACCAGCTAAGTGGCCGATCTTACATTTATCAGGAGGAAACAATGATGCACACTTAACAGCGGCATTTTGACCTGGCTCGTCTTGATCAAACAGAAGAATGATTTCATCTGCTTCCATACAGAATTTGATGTTGGCTTGCAAATCCTGATAAGCCCCAGCAGCCCCACTAAAAATGGAGCACACCGGCCATTTTGGCCTTGACTCATAAATTGCAAGGGCATCGAGCTCCCCTTCTGAAATTACTAAAGTCTTTTTAGAGCCACCAAAAAGTTGTTGACCGAACAGCCGTTTTTCAGCGTTCTTACCCACCCAGCGAAAGTTCTTTTCCGTATCCTTTTCTTTGTATCCAACAACTTGGCCAGATACTGAGGTGTACGGGAAGCGAATAACAGGACCAGAGGCCCCTCGCACATTAAACTTTTTGCAAGTCTCGAATGAGATTTTACGGCTGGGTAATGCAATCTGTTCACCGGAGTAGGTGAAAGACCCACGGGGTGCGTAGGTTGTACCGGAAGATTCCTCTGTCAAAGATTTCGTTTGATGGTTACAAGAAAAACAGTAGGAATGGCCATCACTATAAATAGTTCGAGCATCACTACTGCCACAATTTGGACAAGCAACATGACTCTGTATGGGGACACTTTCGTTAGCCATTAGAAGGACTTTTGTCGTAAATGATTACTTCAAAGAGGTCCATCTCTTCATCCATTGCTGGCAAAATCATTTCAGTTGGCACTCCTAGATCAAGAAAGTGATTTAGAAGTGACTTGGTGGAGCGTCGAACATAGTCATCAAATGGATCAGTCATCAAACCAGTCAGAAGGGACATTGGGCCAGACACAAGCTTTAAATCCATGTTTCTCAGCCCAAGACATATATGAATGCTTGGAACCTTTTGAGAGTTTGTTATCTCTCATAAACACAAACCTAATATCAAGCTCTGGATGTTGATCTTTAATTGCAATATGTTTGCGCCTGTCGTTCGGCTTGAGAAAGCCTTTTGTCTCTAAATAAATGCCATTTGGCAGACAAAAATCAGGCGTATATGAGCAGGACAATGAGTAAGGTATTTTTGAAGGCTCATACAAATATGTATGGCCCTGTTTATCAAACGTCTTTGCAACCTGCTCCTCAAATTTGGAGCGGTAAGCCATTACTAGAAATCATCGTAAGCTTCAGCGTTTGCGCCTTCCGCTGCTTTTGGTGATGGCGATGCAGCAACAAACCCTGCTACAGGTTCCTTACCAAACATTGCCACAACATCATCAGGGCTAAGGTTACCTGAATCAGCAACTTCACCAGCTACAAGTTCAACAACTTGAACGCCCAATACTTTGATAGTCGTTCCAAGATTAGGCTTGGTATAAGGTTTTTGATCGCAAATGATTCGGACTTTGGTGCCTTTGCGAATTGATCCGCGCGTGGACTTATCAAGGATTGATCCCTCAGTGTCAACAAAAACAAGGTCTGGTCGGTTGGTGTCTCCACCGAAGCTGTATTTAACGAGGCCTTCTTCATCCCATTTACGAGCAGCGATAGTTACTCGATTAGGATTTGGTACTTTAGATTTAGCCCAATCCATTAGACCAACGTAGTCTTCTTCAACTTGTTCAAGTACATTAGCTGGCATTTTAAATGCAAAAGCCATAGAGTTGAACTTACCCGAAGGTTCATCAAGTTTAATAAAGCCTTCGAGAGTGGTATTAAAGGTGTAGCGATTAGCCATTTTGTTTGTTAGTAATTAACCTTTTCCTTGGCCGCGGCTTTGCTTGCGTCCGTGGTTAGGTCGTGAATGTCGGCCTTGGCCCTGGTGAGTTTTTTTAGGACGACCAGGAACCCAGTCGGTTTTAATAAATGTTTTCAAGGTTCAACAGAAAAAATAAGTTGATTCATTGACATCATCCAAATCAAGATCCCCAACAATTAAGTCATCAGGAACCTCAGCACCTATCTGCTTAGCCCAGTCTTGTAAAGGTTGTCCTTTAAACATTTCGGCAAAGTGCATTCTTAGTTCAATGGATAGTTGATCCATATCGCAAGAGCGAGCCATCACACAATCGTGAACGCAGCTGAAAGGATGTTCCCAGAATGCAAATGTGAAATGTATCAGCGAGGAGTCCCAACTATGGACAAGATTTGGACTTGTAGCAGATACATGATGGTTGACATCAACATCCCCCGGACCGAGATAAACACTTGCAGTGATTCTCCCAGTACCCATTAGATGTGTATTAATCCGTCTTACGACAGACTTGCGGAGATCTTGGACAACGACAAAGCCAGATGGAGTAACCCATTTCAACTGTTCAGCGCCGTTGTCAATCTGCTGACGTACTGACTTTTTAATCCACTGCATTACAGAGATAGGACCCTGAAACACAGCAGGGATAGCCTTGTCGTAAACAGCGTGTGTGATTGTGGTTAACAATCCAGGCTCTTTTAAATCTCTACCAGCTTCGAGAAGTGCGTCCCTTATGTAACCCCTTGCACTGTGTCTGGTTAATCCATAGCACAAGCACATAGTCGTTCTTTTGGTCGCCTTTCTTGTCATCCATTCGTGTAACTTTTCAGGCAAAAATTCCTTAGCTTTCTCTGCAATTACTGCATAAGCATCACTAGGTGATTCTGTCCTTACTACATTCACCAAGGTGGCTGCTGTCTTGTCGAGTGTCGCGGCGCTGAGATGCTGGATTCCAGATGCAGTTGCGTCAACACCGATCATCAAATTTGATGTCAGTTTAGTTTTAGCAATACAGCATTCATAGTATTCAAAACAACTTTGTAAGAAGCAGAATGGTTCACTAGCGTTTGCCCAAAGTTCCATGTTTTCAATGGGATCTGTAGCAACAGCAGTGATTAGTTCAGTGTTAGAGCGTGTCCACTCCAATCGTTCACTCATCGTCGCTTTATCGTGCCCTGCACAATTTGCGGTATGGATGGCTATCCAATATT